GATTACTGCTACAGATACATCTCATGGGGCCGTGGTTAATGATTTTGTAACATTCTCCAGTGCTGCTTCTTTGGGTGGCAACATTACGGCTGCTGTTCTAAATCAGGAATATCAGATTACTGCTGTACCTACGGTAAACACTTACGAGTTTACAGCTAAGGACACAAGTGGCGCTACAGTTACAGCAAACAGTAGCGATACGGGCAATGGTGGCAGCTCTACTGTTGGTGCTTATCAGATCAATACAGGATTAAATAACTTTTTGGAAGGAACTGGTTGGGGTGCTGGCTCGTGGGGGATGTCTGCATGGGGCAGTGCTAGTAGCATATCTGCTGCTGGACAGCTTCGTTTGTTTAGTCAAGACAATTTTGGTGAGGATTTACTGTTTAACGCTAGGGGTGGAGGAATTTTCTTTTGGGATGAGTCTTCTGGCACAGGATCTAGAGCGGTAAATATTACAAGTCTTAGCGGATCTAATCAGCCAACTATAGCTTTACAGGTTATGGTGAGCGATATAGATCAGCACGTTATAGCTTTTGGGGTAAACCCCATAGGATCAAGCGCAATAGATCCCTTGTTTATTAGATTCTCTGATCAGGAGAATGCCACCGATTGGACTCCTACGGCCATAAATACTGCTGGTGGGATAAGAATCAACTCAGGCTCTGAGATTATTGGTGCGGTTCAAGGTAGGCAGGAAATACTTGTTTTTACAGATGTAAGTTTGCATTCAATGAGATTTGTAGGTGCGCCGTTTACATTCCAGATACAAACTGTTAGCACAGATATATCAATGATCAGTCCAAAGGCAGCCGTAAATGCCAGAGGATCTGTTTATTTCATGGATAAAGGTGGATTCTATGTTTACAACGGATCAGTTCAACCGCTTCCGTGCTCAGTAAAAGAGTTTGTTTTTTCTAACATAAATCTTGGTCAAGCTTTTAAGGTCTTTGCTGCAGAAAACAACGCCTTCTCAGAAGTAATGTGGTTTTATCCTATTGGAGAGGGCAATACAGAAATTACCAATTACGTTAGCTACAACTATGCTGAGGATCTGTGGTCTGTTGGAACACTAGATAGAGGAGCATGGCAGGGTGTAGGCACACAAAACTTCCCAATGGCTACATCAGTAAACAACGACACATCAACAGCTAATTATCTTTATTACCATGAAAATGGGTTTGATGATGATGGATCTGCAATGACGGCCTTTGTAGAAAGCGGAGACCTAGAGTTGCAGGAAGGTGAAAGATTTATGATGGTCAGTCGGATAATACCTGACTTCGCATTTAGTGGGGCGACCTCAGATGCTTCTATAAGCATGACCATGAAGGGAAGTGATTTCCCTCTAGAGACACCAACAACCTTGTCTACATCTACGATAACTAATTCATCTACACAATCTTTTATTAGAGCCAGGTCTAGACATCAGATTGTTAGAGTTGAAAGTAGCGGTCTTGGCTATGGTTGGAGGTTAGGAGATCTAAGATTCGATATAAGGCCAGACGGTAGAAGATGAGCACACAAACAAGAACGACACCATTGCCAGTACCTACGCCGGAG